GCTCATCTACGAAGGGCCGCGTGATATTGATCAGCTATGGAAGGCGGGCGTCTGTGTATCAAAGCTGCCCGTTGGACTGAGCGGCAGGCGGGTGATGCGTACGCGCCCGATGTTCCTCCCGTGGTCAATGTCAGTAAGCGGTATTCTGCTAACGGAAGTCATGGATATTGATGATCTCGTGCGTTCTGTGGAGTTGGCAGGCCGCGCCGTCGGCATTGGTGACAATCGGATTAACGGCTATGGCCGCTTTAGTGCGGAGGTGAGAGTTGACTAGCGAATATTTTGTAACGGAGCGCGCCGATGGGCGCAGCGACCGCAAGGTAATTATGGATTTGGTCGCCATCAAAGAACCGCTTGACATCTTGGCCTACGACTATCTGGTCGAGTTGTTACAGGAAGGGCTGGTGACACGCACCATCACCCGCCAAACCGTGATGCAGACGGTACGTGCGGCCAATCCGGTCATGCTGGAGGAACATCAACGTTGTCTGAGGGTGATCCGTGGCGTTGGCTATCAAGTAGCTCCAGCTAGTGAGCATCGCAGCTTGGCGCTTGAGCGCAGACGGCGCGCCGATAGACAGTTGGAAATGGCGGTTCATACGCTTCAGAATGTGCGCTGGAATGAAATGGAGCCATCCGCTCGTGAAGCGCATCAGGCTCTTCTAACGGTGGTCGGGGCTATGTGGCAAGCAATGGAAGCGATTAAGAGCCGTCAGGATAAGATGGATAAGATTCTTAGCCAGATTGTCGGCGTTACTCCCGGTGCCTAATCTACTTGGCAGGCAAGGCGTGGTCAGGCTCGACAAGGTACGGCGTGGACGGGTAGGGCTAGGTACGGCGAGGCTGGGCTAGGTTTAGCAGGCTAGGCGGGGCTAGGCCATGCTCGGCAAGATAGGGCGCGGCGTGACAGGGTTCGGCGGGGCTTGGCCGGGAGGGGTACGGCATGGTTCGGCTTGGCAGGCTCGGTACGGTTCGGCTCGGTTGGGCGTGGCGTGACGGGGCTCGGCAGGCATGGTCTGGTGAGGTTCGGCATGGTTGGGCCAGGTCGGGTATGGTCTGGCTGGGCAAGGCGGGGTTATGCAGGCTCGGACGGGCAAGGCGGGGCGGGGCGTAGCGGGGTAAGGTACAGCAGGGCGAGGCAGGCAAGGCGTGGTCAGCCGAGGCGTGACATTGTTTGGCTAGGCAAGGCGGGGTACGGCGTGGCAAGACCAGTTGAGGCAAGGCGCGGCGGCGCTTGGCTGGGCAGGGAATAGCAGGCTTGGCGTGGACGGGTAAGGTATGGCTCAGTCCGGCAAGGTTAGGCCGGGCGGGGCAGGGCAGGGTATAACCATTTGGGATACATTGGGATATATATCTGGTTATTGCCATCCGCAACAAAACGTGCTAACTTTAGGGCAACTCTAGGCAACCGTACCTGCGGCGGCCTAGAGTTGCTGTACCCTTCGACGCCCACATAACAGCCTACATATGGCTGCAGGAACGGTTGCCTATCATCCACGGCAACCGTTTTCTATTCCATCTACCATGACGAATACCATGAGCAGAGAGATACTATTTTGGTGTTGGCTCGGCTTGTTGGGCGCTATCCTGGCGCGCTTGGCAATGGTGGAACAGCCATGAACAAGACCCCTCCGCCGCCCAAAGAGACACGCCCCAACGTGGCAGGATCCGGCCATCACTGCCAGGGCAAGACGCCCTGTGGACGACCTTGCGAACTGAACCGACGCTTCAGGCATTTTTACCATTCCTGCTCATCGCCTACATGTCCTCATTGCCACGCGGACGAGCGATTCAGGTGGGCGGCATGAGCTACGAGCTAATCCTGGGTGATTGTCTGGAGGTGATGCGGGGCATGGATGCGGGCAGCGTTGATGCCGTCGTGACTGACCCACCGTATGGCAAGAAACCGGCGGGCCATTTTGGGCAAAAGGATGCGATCCGCTTTTCTATTGAGGATTTTGCGTGGGACGTGAAACCGACAAGAAATTTATTTGACGAAATGTTTCGAGTCAGTTGCAACCAGGTGATATGGGGTGCAAATTACTTTTTGGAATATCTGCCATCTACAAATTGCATGTTGGTTTGGGACAAGATGAACGGACACAATCCCTATGCAGATGTTGAAATTGCATGGACTTCGTTATCAACAGCATCCAAAAGATACGGTCAATTTTGGCTTGGGTCACATATTCATCGTATTGAGACAATCTTCCATCCTACACAGAAGCCAATTGGCTTAATGAAGTGGGTGATTCTCAACTGTACCCAACCAGGCGATACCATCCTTGACCCGTTCATGGGCAGCGGCACAACCGGCGTGGCTTGCATCAAGACAGGGCGCAACTTTATCGGCATTGAGATTGACCCGACCTATTACAAGATAGCTGAGAAACGTATCAGCGAGGCGGCTATGCAATTACCTTTGTTGGAGATTGCATAGTGGGCAACCTTGCCGGACTTCATGATTTCGAGGGAATAGAAATAGCCGCTCCCGACAGTTGGGTCTTGGATACAATCGCGATCAGCGAGAATCCGTTACCCAAGGTTTATCCATCTGGCTACCATTGGATTTGCAGAGCAAATTGGTCTTATGGCAGCGGAGGGACTCTACCCCTCCCTTCCGTTTACGAGGCGTTCGCTCAGCGTCTAGCCCAATATGTCCAGGCATCGTCTGGTTGCCACCGTTTCATTTTAGGCAATGAGCCAAACCTATCTAGGGAATGGCCTGACAACACGCCTATCTATCCGTGGCACTATGCCGCCTGTTATAAGCTCTGTCGTGAGGCTATCCATGCACTACCGGGCCATGCGCAGGATGAGGTACTCATTGCCGGCAGTGGCCCGTGGAATGCCGAACTCAAGTATGCCGGCAATCCTGACGGCGATTGGATCATCTATTTTGGCGACGTGATTAATCTATGCCATGACCAGACTGACGGCTTTGCCATCCATGCCTATACGCACGGCTATGATGTTAGCCTGGTCACGTCATCAGCGCGTATGGATCGCCCCTTCCACAATCGCTTTTATGAGTTTTATACCTACCGTGACTACTGCGACGCCATCCCGCCCGCCTTGCGCCATCTGCCCGTTTACCTGACAGAGGCTAACGGCAATGGCCCCTGGCAGGCCGTGGGGCTGATGCCGGCCATGTTGCAGGAGATAGATAGCTGGAACCATAGCAAGCTGCCCAAGATACATTCGGTCATCTTCTACCGCTATCCACGCTATGACCCCTTCTATATTGAGGGTAGAGGGGATGTGGTTGCTGAGTACCGCCAAGCCGTCACCCTGGGCTACCAAGCGCCAACCACGCCCACATTGCCCACGCCTGAGCCACCGGAACCGCCACGGCCAACGCCGGAGCCTGAACCAGCGCGTGACATTGACCCGAGGCTAATCGCACGCGGCGTCCACTTCGACTTCGCTACCGTGCCGGCAGGGACAGGCTATTGGCGCATCGTCAAGGCGTTCTGGCTTGATGAGGATGAGGCGGATGCCGTGGGGCCGGATCATCATATCCTCGGTACGATTGGCCGTGGCGCCTTCGTAAAACTGGGCGGCATCCCCTTCCTGGTCGAGTGGCCCAGTGGGAGCACGAGCGTTGATAGCAAGGCGCCGTCAGGTGCTTCGTACAATTACGACTTCCCAATGAGCAGTTCGCTCAATGAGTTTGCGATCTGCGTTGACGATGGCAATCCATCTGACAAGGCGAGCGGTATCGGCATGGGCGCGGGTGGCAACCCATCGGTGCATACAAGCACGTGGATTGACTTTGAATGGATAATCTCCGAGGGCATAACACCCCCTCTTCCTCCCATACAGCCGCCGGTCACAGTGGGGGGGCTACTGTGGCCGGTGGTGGGGACTATCACGCAGCACTTTGGCGAGGGGACGGCTAGGTTCGGTCAGAAGGCGCATAACGGCATTGACATTGCGGTTGCCGTGGGGACACCCGTTCTTGCCATTGCTGATGGCGTAGTGATGTTTAGCGGCATAGATGCCGAGGGCTATGGCAATTACATTCGCTGCTTTCATCCATCCATCCATAGCCATAGTTTCTATGCCCATCTGTCGGAGATGCACGTTCAACCCGGTCAACCTGTCAAGCAAGGGCAGACGATTGCACTCAGCGGCAATAGCGGCAATAGTACGGGGCCGCATCTTCACTTTGAGCTGAGAGCCGGCAACAAGGACGCCTATTATCAGGGCGTGACCTTTGGGTATACGCAAGGCCGCTATAACCCGACCGATGCGTTTGTGCTGACGGGTTCGCCGTTGACACCTGGAGCGGAGAGGTAAGGGAGCCTAATGCCTGAAATCCTATTGTTTATCATCGTCGTGGTCGTCGTGGGGATTGTCATCGTCTACGTGTCTCGTAGCATCCCGACGCCGTGGTCATGGGGGCTGATCGCTATCTACGCCGTGATTGTGCTGGCGTGGTTCGGTCGCATCCTCCATTTGTGGTGAGCCATGGACTTGCCCAAAGGCGATCTGCTAGCCTTCCTTGTTGTCTGTCTAGCCGCCGTTTTCTTTGCTGAGATGCAGGTACGGCAGGTTGCTTCACTCAGATGGGTTTGCCTTGCCCTTGTTTATCTTACGGTGATGGCGATGACGATCTGGCTGTATAGCGGAGGGTGAAATGTCCATAGACAATTGGTTCATCATCATTATGTTTTTGGGCGTCTACCTAGCCGGTCTGCTTCTCCTCGACAACGCGCACCGTTCGCACATCGCCGCGCTCAAACAGGTACATGCCGCCGAGTTAGCGGGGCTACGTGGCTACATCCGTACGTTGAACCGGGAACGCAAGTGGCTTGAGGCTGAGCTAGCACGCGTCAAGGCGAAGATGGCGCTACGGCAGGAAGTAGGCTATGACCCGGTGCATATCCAGTACTTGCCGCCAAGCGAGGAATATGATGAGCGTGAGTGACTAAGCCAGCTCTGGCGTTCTCTTGGCGAGCTTGGCTTTATGCACAGGGCTTATCACGACCAGTTTGCCGTCACCAATGTCTTCCATGACGCGCCGCCAGGAATAGGTATTGACGGCAGGGCCACGCGTAGCAATGGCATTCAGACGTTCGGCCAATGCTTCCCAGGCTGCCCACTGCTCAGGCGTCATCGAGAGGATGCGTTGTTCGTAGATGGGTATCATTGATATCTCTAGTTTAGATACGATTCTGCGATCCATATATCACGAATGGATTACGCCAATCAAGTATGAAACGTTACCATAACAATCCGCGCCGTATCTCAGACAAGCAACTAGCCGACCTATCCACCTGGCTAGCTGAACTTGGCGATCTATCCGGCATCGTGCATGACCTCAATAGCGACCAGATTATCGGTGGTAACCAGCGTAGCAAAGTCTTTGACGTTAACGCCTGTGAGATTGTGCTAACTGAACAGTACGCCAATCCTGATGAGCAGGGGACGGTCGCACTCGGTTACATCCTTTGGCAGGGCAACAAGTACGCCTATCGTCAAGTGAGATGGAATGAGCGGCAGGCAGAGAAGGCGAACATCGTCGCCAACCGTGCAGGGGGCGAATGGGACTTTGAGCTTTTGAGTAGCAACTTTGCCGTAGATGACCTATTGGCGTGGGGCTTTGAGCCGGTAGAGTTGAATGGAACAATCGTGGCGGAAGTGAGCGCGCCTGAGGATTTTAACGAATATGACGAAGACATTGAAACGGCCTACTGCTGCCCTAAGTGCGGCTATACGTGGTCAGGTAAGCCAAACTAAGCCGCCTTATCTTGTTCCTTCGATGGAAGAAATCGCCGCTATCGAATGGAACGGCTATAGCGCCATTTCGACCTTTAGCGGCTGTGGCGGTTCATCGCTCGGCTATAAGATGGCGGGCTTCAAAGTCCTATGGGCGTCTGAGTTTATTCCGGCGGCGCAGGAAACCTATCGAGCGAATCATAGCGGAACAATCCTTGACACGCGTGATATTCGCCAGGTACAAGCGAGTGACATTCTTGAGGCGATCCAGCTAGAGCCGGGGCAACTCGACCTTTTTGACGGCTCACCGCCTTGCGCCTCATTTAGTACGGCGGGCAAGCGTGAGGCGGGATGGGGTAAGGTCAAAGCCTATAGCGATACCAAGCAGCGCACCGACGATCTATTTTTTGAGTATGCGCGCCTCGTCAAGGGTATTCAGCCAAAGGTCTTTGTAGCGGAGAATGTAAGCGGTTTGGTCAAGGGGACGGCTAAAGGATACTTCTTAGAGATACTTGCCGCGCTCAAGGAATGCGGCTATACCGTCAAAGCGAAGTTACTTGACGCGCAATGGCTCGGTGTGCCACAGATGCGCCAGCGCATTTTCTTCATTGGCGTACGCAATGACTTAGAGATAGAACCTGTGCATCCGATGCCACTACCCTATCGCTATAGTGTGCGTGATGCCTTGCCGTGGATTCGGGCGCTCCGCCTAACCGGAGCGCCCGAAAACTGGAAAGATGCCAATAGACCTGCGGGAACGGTTGTGCAATCTGATGCGAATCGAGATGCAAATGATACTGCTTACATGAGCGCGTATCTTATTGAAGCCGAAACCGACATAAGCCGCTACGCTATCGGCGCGGAGTGGGACAAGTTGAAGCAAGGCGAGCAAAGCGAAAAGTATTTCCAGCTTGTAAAACCTAGTCTTGAGTCACCGTGTCCCACGGTGACTCAACGCGGCGGCGACAATACGGTCGCGAGCGTTACCCATCCAACCGAAAAGCGTAAATTCTCGATTGCCGAGCTTAAGCGCATCTGTGCCTTTCCAGACGACTTTATTCTAACAGGAAGCTACGCGCAGCAGTGGGAGCGGCTAGGGCGCGCTGTACCGCCCGTAATGATGTATCACCTTGCCAAAGCGATACAGGTAGGAGTCTTAGACAAATGCAAGCCGTAAAAGACCAAACAATGCCGGACAACAAATGGGCCTTTGACGGCGAAGTAACGACCGTCTTTGATGACATGCTCGCTCGCTCGATTCCTCAGTACGAGGTGATGCGCCAAGCGTGCTTTGACTTGGCGTGTAAGTACCAGAAGTCGGATAGCTGGATCGTTGACTTGGGTTGTAGCCGTGGTGAGGCAGTAGCGCAGTTGATTGACAAGTACGGCGCTAACAATCGCTATCTGGGTATCGAGATTAGCGAACCCATGCTCTTAGCGGCGCGTAGCCGTTTTAAGGGGCTTATTGACTGTGGCGTTGTTGATATTAAGAGGATTGACTTACGTGAGACATATCCACCCGTAGCGGCCTCTATAACGCTTTGCGTCCTGACCCTACAGTTTACGCCGATTGAATACCGCCTCCGTATCATGCAAGATATTTACGATAGTCTCCTGCCTAGCGGCGCGCTCATTCTTGTTGAGAAGATTATCGGCGCAAGTGCCGCGCTCGACAGGAATATGGTTGAACTTTACTATCAACTCAAAGCCATCAATGGCTATAGTCAGGAGCAGATTGAGCGTAAGCGTCTCAGTCTTGAGGGTGTACTAGTACCCGTAACCGCAAAGTGGAATGAGGAGATGCTGCAAATGGTTGGCTTTCGACAGATTGATTGCTTTTGGCGCTGGATGAATTTTGCCGGCTGGATCGCCGTCAAGTGAATCCAAACAATCCAGAATGAGTAAGCCCTATACAGCGCAGCAATTTCTAGATGCTATTCCAGGCAGCGGCGCAATTATGTCCACCATCATCAAGCGCGTGGGCTGTGACTGGAGAACGGGCGTCAAGTTTGTCAATGAATATCCGACCGTCAAGGCTGCCTACGATGCCGAGCGCCAATCCATCCTTGACCTCTGTGAGTCAGTCGTCTTTCGCAACGTACAGATAGCGCAGGAGTCACAGCGCAATGGGGAAAGCGGCGATACATCAGACGCCAAGTGGGTACTGAGTCGCCTGGGCAAAGAGCGCGGCTATACGACGGGTACGGAGATTAGCGGGCCGGAGGGCGGGCCGCAGAAGATTATCATAGAGTACATTAACGACTGGCGTCCATCGGCTGACGAAGAGTAGGCGTGCGATCGATGACCACGATCCGATTACCCTATCCGCATAAAGGACAACAGCAGGTACGTAGACAGGCGCGCCGTTTCAATTGGTTGGCGGCAGGGCGACGTTGGCGCAAAACGACTTTGGTGATGGCGATTGCGGTTGAAAGCGCCATCGCAGGGCGACGTATCATTTGGGGCGCGCCAACTTATCAGCAGGTGCGAATCGGTTTCAACGAAACTCATAAGGCCACAATCGACATTGCTGATTTCAATCAAGCCCGTATGGAAATTATTTTCCCGACAGGTGGCGCAATTCTCTATCGCAGCTTAGATAATCCCGACAGCGCACGCGGCGAAACTGCCGACGGTGTTGTCATTGATGAGTGCGGCGACGTAAATCCTTTGGCTTGGCACGAGGTTTTGCGCCCGATGCTGATTGATACGGGCGGTTGGCTATGGGCCATTGGTACACCCAAAGGGCGCAACTGGTTTTTCCAAGAGCATGTAGCCGCCAGAAGCCGTGATGACTCTATGACTTGGCAAGTGCCCACGGTGGGCGCAGAAATAGTAGACGGCAGAATTGTACGTAAGCCACACCCAATGGAGAATCCAGACCTATCTTTTGATGAAGTGGCTAATCTCTGGTACACGATGCCAGAGCGCACTTTCAGACAAGAGATCATGTCTGAATTCATCGAAGGATCGGGCGCTGTATTCAGGAACATAGAGGCCTGTATGCATGCTAAGCCAACCACGCCACACGCCCATCGTGATCATACGCTCGTCATGGGCGCTGACTGGGGTAAACAGGCTGACATGACGGCGCTATCGCTCGGCTGTGTTGAGTGCAAATGTGAAGTAGCGCATGATAGGTTTAACCAGATTGACTATGCCTTCCAGCGCGCACGCCTCACCAAGCTCGTAGAGCAATGGGGCGTAGCGGCTGTACTGGCAGAGAGTAATGCGATGGGCGACCCCATTGTTGAGGAATTGCAGCGCGCTGGTTTGCCGGTGATCGCTTTCCAGACCACAGCGGTAAGCAAGCCGCCTCTGATTGAGAATCTAGCCCTTGCCTTTGAGCGCGCTGAATGGCAGTTCTTAGCTGACCCGATTTGGACGGGCGAGTTAGAGAGCTATGAGCGCAAGGTAAGCGCGCTAACGGGACGTAGTAGCTATAGCGCGCCGCAAGGTCTACATGACGATACGGTGATGGCGCGGGCTTTGATGCTTTGGCAAGCGACGAATAGCAGCGTAAGCCTCCTGCTCTTTGGCGGGAATGAATGAAAAAATACCAGGCGACGCCCGCCGCTAAGGATGACTGGCAGGATTTGCGGGATGCCAGGGGCAAGCTGTGCGCGCGTATTGACACGAAGCGATTTTTGTTGGAGATTAAGCGTAGCGATAGGAATTTGGTCGCTGTCTTTGATTTGCGGGCATACATGCTGGTTGAGCGCAAACAGGAAAGCGAGGGCGAATGAACAAAGTTAGCATCGAATTAGAATATAAAGACTTGAGCCAAACGGTTGTCATTCTTGCCCTGGCGCGGTTGCTTAAGTATGGTGAAATCAAGGCCGCTAACGATGATATTGATATTTTCGATGATGATGAGTTTTGGGGAGAATCTCTACCGGCGGCGCTCCGTGAAATCATGGGT